TACTTGTCTTTTCATATGAAAATAGTTGTAAAGAAATAAAGCTAAATCTTTATCAATTGCCTGTTTAATTACCTTATATTTCATTTTTTAAAATTCATTTTTTAAAAATAATTAAAATTAATATTAACCCTTCTTTTTTCATCAGTGCAAAGACTACTTGAATGTTCTTTACTTGGATCAAAAAAAACTATTCTATTTTCTTTAGGTTTTACTTTTTCTTTACCAAAATAAGTAAACCCGTTGTTGTCGTTTAAATAAAAAAGACAACCTTTATGTACAAAAGAATAATCAACATGTGGTTGATTTATTTGTTTCTTGTTAATATTTAAATGTAGGTTTGCTTTTATTCTTAATATACTTTTGCAATTTATTTTTTTTATAATACCTTTTAATAAATAAAAATAATTACTAGTGATGCCGGGAGTATCTGTTATTGTTAAATCTTTATAAAAATTATGTATAAAATAAAATTTATCATTTGAATCTTGATCATTGGTAATAACATTATTGTAGTACCAAGGAAAATTGTCTCCAAGCAAACTTTCTTTTATTTGATTAAAGTCATCTGTATCTAAAAAATTATCAACAACTTTAAACATTTTTTTAAAATTCATTGTGGTAGTTGCAATTAAAACTTAATGCATATTTAATTTTATCTGTTACATTTCTTCTACATTTGTGTTTTAAAAAAGAACTAAAAACTGCAAAAGCGCCTATCTCAGGTTTAACTACTTCATTAATTTCTGGAAATTCTAATAGTTGAGTATGGTTGTTTAAATATATTACTCCTGCAAAGTAACTACCCTCGTGATTGTGTTCTTTAGTATAGTGGCTAAAATTATTTTTTATGCCCCAAGAGCTATTTAAAATATAGCCTTCTGTTCTCTTATCCTCATCTATAATATCAAAAAATTGAAAAAGAATTTTTAAAAATTCCTTATCTTTATTAAAGAAAGAATAACTAGTCATTTCTCCTTTAACATTTGTTTTAAAACTGTTGTTAGTATTTAAACTACATCCCTCATCAATTTTTTTAATAAAGTATTTTGAATTAATATTACTAATCCTTCCATTATAAAAAAAATAAGGTTTATTTATCTGTCCTTTAATAGATTTATTAATCATTTTTTACAATTTCTTTTGGTACAGCTTGAATATTAAAATGAATTAATCTAAAAGGATCTATGCCGTGGTCAACAACAAATTCATGTTCTAAATAACCTGGAAAAATTACCAGGTCACCTGGTGTAGGTCTATAATGCATTTTTTCATCTGCATAATCTATGTTGGGGCCTATTTTTAATTTTAACTTAGTGGCACGTGCACCTGTTCTCGGGTCATAAAAAACAGGAAAAGAAGTATTTTCAGAACATTTTAAAAAATAAAAACCCGATACATGCTGATTATAATGTATATGCGCTGAATGATGTCCTCCCCCTTTTTTAGAAAATTCTTGAACCCATAATTCATTAAGTACTAATGCATATGAAGACACATCAAAACCTTGAAAATCTAAAAATTCTGAAGATTTCATACCAATATACTTTCTAAAATCTATAAAATCATTCTCTAATGTTAGAGAGGTTGAAGGGTAACTATTTCCAAAATCACCATAATGTTTTATATATTCTTTTGATTGTTTAGTTTGTTTAGCTTCTTTAATATATTTATTAGTAGCTTTAGTTAAAGACGTTAAATATTCTTTTTTATTTTCAACCCAAATAGGGGTTTTAAAAAATTCTTTTTTAATCATATTATTTGAATGGATATCCAATGTTCCATAACACCAACGAATATCTTATTCCTTTCCTTACTGGTTTAACTCTATGCCATAAATGAGACGGAAATACAACAATAGATCCTTTAGGCAATATTTCTTTTGCTTTTATTAAATGCTTAGATTCATCTCTTTTACTAGGGTCGTAGTCTCTAAAATCAAATTCTAATTCTCCTCCTTCGTACTCTGAGCCATCAGTTAATTGACAAGTAACTGATAGTTTTCTTATTTTACCATGTTTATTTATATTATTGGGTTGATTAAACGGCTTGGAATAACTATCACAATGCCAATCATAATATTGATTTAATTTATATTTTGTAAATTGACAGGACTCAGAAAAATCCCATTGAAAATTCCAACCAGCTTTTTCGTTAGCTTTATCTACATATGGATGTATTTCTTTATATATCCAAAGATCATCCAACCATGCAATGTCAGAGTTTCTAACTTGTTTCATAGTTTTAATTTCTTCTTTATTTAATTTTTTTTTAATATTTCCTGTTTGTGCCATTTGTTCAGTTTTTGATAAACCATATTTAATGACGTCATCACAAAATTTAGGTGTCAATGCAGATTTAAAATACCAATAACTAGATGTATTCATAATTTATTGTTTGAGTAAAATTTAATAAACTTTTTTGACTATTAGAAATAATATACATATTAGTTGATGGAAACATAACAAAACTATTAGTAGTAAGTTGTATATCCCAACTTCTTCCTTTTCGTCTGTTATCATCATAATATATTCTAATATTACAATCTCTAACTTTTACACCATAGAGCAATATAAAGTCAGGAGAGTTTTTAAGATCAACAGGATCAGCACCTGCCATTGGTAAAGTTATTTCTCCCGGTCTATAAATATTTCCGTAAGTATTTTTTTGTATTAAATTAATATTATATTTTACGTTTATGTGGTCAGAAATATAAGTAGACAATCTATCTAAAGTTTTAGAAAATGGAACTGTATTTGGATATAATTCAGATTGTAATATATCGTTTGTTAAATTTTTTTCTTCTATCTCAAAACCTTTTGGCATTGAAATATTTCCGTAATATAAAACTTGTTCTGATAATACTTTCTTATTCATAACTATTATATGTATATAATTGTTATATATTTTTATACAAAAAGGTCAACTGTGTAAAAATTTAATTATTTTGGATTAGTTAACAAGACCCACTGTTGATCAGTTTCATTCCAATCGTAATGGTATTTATGATTTTCATCAGCTTCTTGTTCTGATGTTAAAGATGGGGGTTGTCCTATAAGGGATTCCCATTGTGCTAGTGTTGTGTTTTTTACAAAAGATTCATAAGGCTTGGGGTGCCAAAATATTTGATTTTCTGAATCCCAAGTATAACCTATACCTGCATAATTTCCTCTAAATGCTTTTGAATTATCTCCCGATCTATGTTGATTAAAAAATGTATTAAGAGAAGTTTTAATCCATAAATGTGCTGGCCAACTATGGTGTGTTTCTAAATATTGTTGACCTATTGATTCTATTTCAACTCCATTACCATCTGATGTATAAATATCTTCTATAGTTACGACTTGTAACACTTCATTCTCTTCTGATATTTTTGCAAAATGTGCCATATTACGCTACTCTATATTTTATAACTACTATTCCTGAACTACCGGGTCCGTTTGGCCCTTGTTGATCAGTTCCGCCAAACCCACTGTTTGCTCTTGGACTTATACCACCAGAGTTGCCACCACAAGCATATTTTTTTGGTGTTCCATCAATACTATTAGTAACTCCAGTGACACCTGTTCTAGGGGATGCACCAGCAGCTCCAGCACCGCCACCTTGATTTCCTTCTGGTACTGGTCCGCTTTCTCCGTTATTTCCTTGTGGAGGACTTACAGGTGGAGTATTTCCAGTTCCACCACTACCTTGACCCGGACCGCCGCCACCTCCTCCAGAACCTCCCGGTCCTCCAGGAGCAGTACCTGGAGTTGATCCTCCATAACCTCCTCCAGCCGCTGTTAAACTTATTGCCGATGACAGACTACCACTAGTTCCTGGTGAATAAGGTCCAACTGGCCTTTGTGGACCTACTGCTCCACCTCCTCCTACTACAATTGGATAAGAAGCGACAGGTGTAGGTGCATTACTTGCTTGAAGTGGTGCTGGACCGCAACCTGCAGCTCTATAACCACCTGCTCCTCCTCCTCCACCATATCCATATCCATGACCACCGCCGCCAGCGACGATTAAATATTCTACTTCATTGGCTGTTGGATCAGGTGATGCCTCTGTTACTTCAAAAGTTCCAGGACTTGTAAATGTATGAACTTTATAATCTCCAACATCAGTAATTGTCCCTCCTGTGGCTGTCATTCCAACAAAACCTCCACCTCCAGCACCAAATCCTAAGACTTGATAACCGAATGATTTTCCTCTTCTAGATTGTGTATTTTTTGTGTTCTTAC